CTTTATTACAAGGCGCTAAAGAAGGTATGGGTGGTAAAGCTCTAGGTATGAAAAAAGGTGGCAAGGTAAAAGCTAAATGTATGGCTTCAGGCGGTAAAGTATCTCAACTAGCTAAAGCTAACGGTATCGCTGTTCGTGGTAAATCAAGAGGAAGGATTTGTTAATCATGGCAGAAAAGTGGATTCAAAAAGCAATTAAAAAACCAGGTGCATTAAAGTCTTCACTCGGTGTTAAAAAAGGTGAAAAGATTCCAGCTGGTAAACTAGCTAAAGCTGCTAAAAAACCAGGTGTTATGGGTAAACGTGCAAGACTAGCAGAAACTTTAAAAGGCTTGAAAAAATAATGAGACCTTCACGTGGTATGGGCGCTATAAAGAAAACTAAGATACCTAGTGCTACTGAGAACACTATGCCTAAAGGTGTAGTTAAAAAACGACGTGATAACACAGACTTTACTCAGTTTAAAGAAGGTGGCCCTGTAGGACTTTATGCAAACATGAATGCTAGAAAAAAAGCAGGTACTTCACGTAGTAAAGCTAAGTCTACAATAACATCTAAAGCATATGCAAATATGAAAGCAGGATTTCCTAAAGGGAAAAAATAATGGTTGATAAAACCTCAGGTACGAGTACATTTAATTTAGATTTAAATAATCTTGTTGAAGATGCGTTTGAACGTTGTGGTCAAGAGTTACGTACTGGATACGACTTAAGAACTGCAAGACGTTCACTTAATATCATGACTGCTGAATGGGCAAATCGTGGTCTTAACTTGTGGACAGTAGAACCTGGTCAAATTACTATGTATCAAAATCAAATTATGTATCCATTACCTGTGGACACAGTTGATCTACTTGATATGGTAACTCGTACTCAAACAGGTCAGAACCAACAAGATATTAATATTAGCCGTATTAGTGAATCAACCTATATTACGATACCTAATAAAAATGCTACAGGTCGTCCTATTCAAGTTTGGATTAATAGACAAAGCGGTCAAGAAAACCCAACAGATATTTTATTAGCTGAAACTTTAACTGCTACTGCGTCTACTGCAGCAAACCCACAAACAATTACATTATCAAGTACAGTAGGTTTAGCACAGTTTGGCTTTATTAGAATTGGTGTTGAAACTATTCAATATGGTGGCGTAAGCGGTAATACCATTACAGGATGTATCAGAGCCGTTAATAATACAGTATTAGCTCCACACGCAATTGGAGACAAGATTTATGTTCAAAACTTACCTACAGTCAATGTATGGCCAGCTCCTGAGCAAAGTGATTGGTACCAATTTGTATATTATAGATTAAGACGTATTCAAGATGCAGGTACAGGCGTAACTGTAGAAGATATTCCGTTTAGATTTATTCCTGCTATGGTTGCAGGTTTAGCTTATTATTTAAGTAATAAATTACCGATGGTTGATCCAAATAGAATTCAAATGTTAAAAGCTGACTATGAACAACAGTTCCAATTAGCAGCTGACGAGGATAGAGAAAAGGCAAGTATTAGGTTTGTACCTCGTGAAATGTTCTATCATGGCTGAGTTAAATAAAGAAGCTAAAGATGCTATTACTGAAATAATGATGGAAGATAGGACTAATAATCCTAGTCCTGAGCAAAGACGAATAACAGCTAAAAAAGGTAAGTTTGCAGCATCAACAACGTTTGAAGAAGGAAATAGATATCCTGCAACTAAAGCATCTTATACAGCTGATAGCGGACGTAGTTATAGTGGTGAGTATAACCCTAATGATAAATCTTTAGAGTTTGCTACTGAAAATGGCGGAATAGAGCCTAGTGTTAATGTTAGTAAAGACAAAGTTGGATTCCAGGTAAAAGTACCTCTTAAAAAAGGCGGTAAAGTACCTAAAGTTCGAGGACACGGGATAGAAAAAAAAGGTAAGACTAAAGGTAGGTTTGTTTAATGCCAAGTAAATACGCTAGTGCCAAGAACTCGATATCCCAGTGTGATCGCTGTGGATTTAGATTTAAGTTAAAGCAACTTAAAAGATTGGTTATAAAGACCAAAAATGTTAATATACTCGTATGTCCAGAATGTTGGGAACCGGATCAACCTCAGTTAAGCTTAGGCTTATACCCAGTTAACGATCCGCAGGCAGTGCGTAATCCACGTCCTGACTTAGGTTATTACCAATCAGGTTTAAATGGGCTACAAACTATAATACAAACAGGGCCGCTACAATCTGAAACAGGCGTACCTTTATTAGGAAGTCGAATAATTCAATGGGGTTGGCAGCCTGTAGGCGGAGCTAGTTTCTTTGATGCAGCATTAACACCAAATTATTTGGTTGCAACAGGTGTAGTAGCAAGCGTAACAGTATCAACAACATAAGGAGAAGTATATGGGATTCAGATCAGCAGCAGACGGTATTACTAAACAAGGTAAAACTAAAGGTCGTAACTTAGGTGACGATGGAGCTAAAGTAGCTATTCAAAATGGTCCAAAAGAATCAGGTAGCAAAGGTGGTAAAACTAATGCTGACATGAAAAAATTGGGTCGTGGTATGGCTAAAGTTGCAGCACAAAAAAAGGGGTAATAAAATGGCTAAAAATGACTTTCCAAAACCAACACCAGCGGAATCATTTCCACTAGGTCACGCTAAAGAAAATAAAGACGCAAGCGAATATACTGGATTTAAATATCCATCAGGCGGTACTGGCAGTGATATTGGTATTTATAAACAACCGATGCCTAATCCAGCGAGTACAGATATACACTTTAGTCAAGATCCTAATAAGTTAAAGGCTCAACAACTTGGTCGTAATACAGGCACACCTCGTGTAAGCGCTGGCGATCCTACTCGTCCTGCTAAGACTGACGGTATTACAATCCGTGGATGTGGTGCAGCTACTAAAGGTACTAAAGCACGTGGTCCAATGGCGTAATAAATGAATTACACCGAACTAGTATCAGAGATACAGAACTATACAGAGAATGAGTTCACGACTGAAGTAGTAAATACGTTTATTACTCAAGCCGAACAAAGAATTTATAACTCTGTACAGTTACCAGCATTACGTAAAAACGTAACAGGTACAACTACGGCTGGTAATAAGTATTTAGCGATGCCTGACAATTGGTTGGCTACATTTAGCTTAGCTATTATTAATGCAGCTAATGAATATACATATCTTTTAAATAAGGATGTGAACTTTATTAGACAGTCTTACCCAGATACTGATTCAGATTTTTATGGTGAGCCTGCTTATTATGCAGTGTTTGATAATGTTTCATTTATTATGGGCCCTACACCAGATGATAGCTATGATGTTGAACTACATTATTTTTATTATCCTGAGTCTATTACAACGACTCAATCAGGTACTAGCTGGTTAGGTGATAATTTTAGTTCTACTTTATTATATGGTTCATTACTAGAAGCTTATACCTACATGAAGGGTGAAGCAGATGTCATGGCTCAATATCAAAAACGATATGATGATGCTATGGTATTGTTGAAACAACTTGGTGATGGTAAAGATAGACAAGATGCGTATAGGAGTGGGCAAGTTAGATACCCAGTTAGATAATGTCAATAGGACAAACCCAAACTACAGTATTTAAGCTTAACTTATTAAAGGCATTAGAAAACTTTAATGTTGGCACACCATATACATATAAGATTGCTCTTTATGTTGCAACTGCAGTATTAAATGAAACTACTACTGAATATACAACAGAGGGTGAGATTACAGGGGTTGGGTATAGTACGGGTGGCAAAGAATTAACAATAACTGGGCTAGGAAGTGACGTATCTAATAATACAGCATATGTATCGTTTTTAGATGTGACTTGGAACCCTGCAAATTTTACTACTGCTGGAGCTTTGATATATAATAGCACTACAAATGCGGCTGTTTGCGTATTAAATTTTGGTGGTAATAAAACAGCAACAAGTACATTTACAATAACATTTCCAGCAGCCACATCCACAACTGCTGTATTAAGAATTAATTAAGGAGAAATCATGCATAAAGAAAAACAAGGCTTTGGTGATTCAGCCATCGCTACATTAAATACAAACGCTATATCTGCAGAAGAATTAGGCGTACACGGTCACTACCACGTAGTTTGTAGAGATAAAGCAGGTAACATTAAATGGGAAGAAGAGTTTCCTAACTTAGTTGTAGCCGTAGGTAAAGAGTTAATGCTAAATACATTACTTAGAACTTCAGGTACTTATACTACAGTTGGACCATTCTTAGGCCTTACAAATGCTACTTTAACACCTGCAGCTACAGATACAATGACAACTTTAGTTGGTGGCGGTTATGAATTTATTAACTACACAGTAAGCGCTTCACCAGTTCGTGGCACAGCAGTATTTGGTGCAGCAACATCAACAGGTGCAACACCATCTAACGTAACTACTTCAACTGCAGCGCCTATTACTTACACTATTACAGGTGCAGGCGGTACAGTTTATGGTTGTTTCTTAGTAACAGGTTCTGGTGCTGTAAGTACACAAAGTTCTACTGCGGGTACTTTATACAGTGAAGGCAACTTTGCAACTGCTAAAATTACAACAGCAGGCGATACAGTAAGCGTTACGTACTCTACAACTGCAACAAGCTAAGGAGTCTTAAATGGCTCTAGTAGTCAAGGATCGGGTCCAGGAAACTACCACCACGAGTGGTACAGGTACACTTACGCTCGCAGGAGCAATTGCTGGGTATCAAGCCTTTTCTAGCGCCATAGGTAATAGCAATACTACGTTCTATACAATCTATGATAACATAGCACAAGTATGGGAAGTGGGTATTGGTACTGTAGGCCCTAGTACTTTAGCTCGTACTACAGTTCTATCTAACTCATCGGGTACTACATCTCCTATATCGTTACCTGGTAATGCAGCTGCTGTATTCTGTACTTATCCTGCTGAACAATCTATTAACTATGATGCCAACGGCGTAGCTACTATTGGTTCTACTCTTAGTTATTCAGATACTGGGATTATTGGATCTTTTGCTTCTACAGTTGCTGGCTATAATCAAGTCATTATTCAGAATAAAAGTAATGCTACAAATGCATCTTCTAACATAAATGTATCTAATGATACTTCTACATCAAGTGCTGGATATGCTGAATTAGGCATTAACTCTTCTACGTTCACTGGTACTGGATCATTTAATCTTCCGAATGCTTCGTATCTAGCTTCTGCGTCTACTGATTTAACTATCGGTACATATGGCGCATATAACGTTCACTTTGTAACTAATAGCAACGCTACTGATGCGATGACCATCTTTAATTCAGGCGGTGTGTCATTAGGTGGATATGGCGATCCTGGTATTGGTACTTTATATGCTAATAACGTATACGTAGGTTTTAATACCATTACAGCAGCTGCTGGCACTACAATATTAACTAATGCTTCTGCGGGTTGGCAAAGTGTTGTGGGTACAAATACTCAAACAATTCAATTACCTGTTGCTACAACATTATTTAAAGGCTTTGCGTTTACTGTAACAAGTAGTAGTACTGGTGCGGTGACTATTAAAGATAATGCATCTGCCACTATTGATACCGTTGTTACTGGCGGTTCAGCTATTTTAGTACTAACAAACAATAGTACTTCCGCAGGTACATGGGTAGCTTATAGTTATATACCGGCTAGTTACGACTTTAGTGTAACTACTGCTAATTTTGGTGGTGCCGCAATTACTAATGCGCTTTGGAATGGTACAACAATTGGTACAGGTTATGGTGGTACAGGGTTAACTACATTTGCTGCGGCTAACAATGCTATCTATTCAACATCAAGTTCAGCTTTAGCTGCGGGTACATTACCTATTGCAGCTGGCGGTACAGCGGCTACTACGTTTACAGCTAACGGTGTTATATATGGTAACGGCACATCTGCATTAGGTGTTACAGCAGCAGGTACTACAGGACAAGTTTTGATAGGTAATACAGGCGCTGCTCCATCATGGTCAACAATTTCTGGTTCTTTAGTTAGCTCATTCCAAACATCATTAAGTGGACTTACACCAAGTACAGCAACAACAGGTGCGGTTACTTTAGCAGGTACTTTAGGTGCTACATCAGGTGGTACAGGACTAGGTACTTATACTACAGGCGATATTATTTATGCTTCAGCTACGAATACAATATCTAAATTAGGTATTGGGGCGACAAATAAAGTATTAACCGTTGCTGGCGGAATTCCTTCATGGGCAGATACACAAAGCACTATGGTATATCCAGGTATTGGTATTCCTAATTCGACAGGAACTGCATGGGGTACATCTTATTCAACAACAGGTTCAGGCACAGTCGTAGCTTTAGCTACAAGTCCTACATTCGTAACATCTATTACAGCTCCACTACATTTAGGTGGTACAACTGCTTCATCAACACTTACACTACAATCAACTTCAGGTGTGGGTACAACGGATTCTATAGCTCTAAAAGTAGGTAATAACGGCGCTACAACAGGTTTAAATATTTCAAGTGCAGGCGTTACAACATTATCATCAGCGCTTCCAGTAGGTTCAGGCGGTACAGGACAAACATCATATACAGATGGTCAATTACTTATTGGTAATACAACAGGTAATACATTAACTAAAGCCTCTTTAACAGCGGGTACAGGCATTTCAATTACGCCTGGTTCTGGTTCAATTACGATTGCAACTACTTCAACTGGTGCATCAATTACTAATGATACAACAACAGCAACAGCTGAATATCCACTCTTTGCAGCAGCCACTACAGGTTCATTAGCTACTGTTTATACAAGTAATGCTAACTATTTATTCACGCCATCAACAGCTGAATTACAGGCTAAAGAATTTAAAGCTACAAACGGTATATATGCATATAATGCAACAGTAAATTCAAGTTATACAATTCCTACGGGATATAACGCATTAAATGCAGGTCCTATGATTGTTGCGGGAGGAGCTACTGTAACTGTTTCTACAGGATCGGTTTGGACCATATTATAAAATGTACGGTATAAGTCCATATGCTCAAGCACCTTTTGCTTCAATTAATACGGTCTCTTACTTTTTAAATTTAACAGAGAACATTGGTGTAGCAGATAGTAGTACTCAAACTTGGACGTTTGGATTTAGTATTGCTGAAAATGTAACTGTAAATGATATTAATTCACAAGCGGGTATCTTTATTGGTACTATTGTTGAAAGAATAGGTGTAGATGATTCGAGTACTCAACAAAGCACATTTTTGCAAACGCTTTCTGAGAATGTTACATTAGATAATACACAAGATATAGCAGCACAATTTAGTGTCACTAGAACTGAAAATGTTAACTTAGATGATTCATCAGTACAATATTTTGCGGCATTAGAAACTCGTACTGAAAATTTCTATATGGATGATATAAGAGCGATAGCAGCTCAGTACTTAGAGTCTATAACTGAAAATAGTAATTTAAATGATACACCAAGTATTACAGCACAATTTGCAACAAGTGTAATAGAGAACATAGATTTACAAGATTTACCAACTATTTTTGCTAACTTTGTAGCAAGTAGAACTGAAGATATTACAGTAGCAGATATTGCATTAATATCAGACATGTTCTTCTTTGATATAACAGAGTCAATCACTGTAGATGATGCAAGAGAGATTGCGGCTCAGTACTTAGAGTCTATAACTGAAAATAGTAATTTGAATGATTCACAAAGTATTACAGCGCAGTTTGCACAAAGTATTATTGAAAATGTTACGATGGATGATGCGGCTACTGTATTTGCAAACTTTATAGCCTCTAGAACCGAAGTTATAACAATGGCTGATGTTGGAGTCATCATTCAGATATTCTTTGCAGATGTTATAGAGTCATTTACAGTAGATAATACAAATAGTAGTCAGGCAGGGTTTGTAGTTAATGTTGTTGAAAACTTTAATCCTAATACTGTTTATAGTGTAAGAGCAGACCTTAATTTTACAATTGATGAAGTATTCTACATGTTAGATGTACTTTGTTATAACGGCTGGTTTAGAATTGATGATAGTCAAGTAGCTTCATGGAGTGTAATACCGGGTCCAGGAGCAGCAGGATGGAATACTATATCGACTACCCAAGTACCAAGTTGGGGCAATATTGACACAAAACAACCTTGTAGTTAAGGTATAATACGAATAAATAAAAAGGATTTTTTATGGCAAGCACCTATTCACCACTTAAAATAGAACTCATCGGGACAGGCGAACAGTCTGGTACCTGGGGTTCAACCACGAATACCAATTTAGGTACTGCTCTTGAACAGGCTATTACAGGTACAGGCGATGTTACTTTTTCAAGTGGCGACGTTACTTTAACGTTAACTGACACTAATACTTCTCAAACAGCTCGTAATCTAAGACTTAACTTAGTAGGCACAATCAGTGCCCCACAAGATTTAATCGTACCTAATATTGAGAAATTATACTTAGTTAACAATACTTTAACTGATTATGTCACTATTAAAAACACAACTGGGACTGGCGTATCTATCCCACCTGGTGGATCTACGTTCGTATTTAATGATGGTACAGATATTACTGAAACTATTACTGCCCTACCTGGTGGTTTAGTTCTTCCAATTACAAATGGTGGTACTGGCGCTACTAATGCTTCAGATGCAAGAGATAATTTAGGACTAACTATTGGTACTGATGTTGAAGCTTATAATGCTAACCTCGTAGACTCTACTGCAAATACTACTTTTTCTGGGGATAATACTTTTTCTGGTGATAATTCTTTTTCTGGGGATAATACTTTTTCTGGAACTAATTCATTTTCAGATACAACGACCTTTACAGGACAAGCTTTATTTGATGGTACTTCAGCAATTCTTTCATCTAAATTTACTAATGGCTTAGAATTAATTACCATATCTGCTACAGCTGCTACAGGAACGATCAATTATGATGTGACGACTCAGTCTGTGATATACTATACATCAGATGCTGTTGCTAATTGGACAGTTAATTTCAGAGCGTCAAGCGGTACTACTTTGAATGCCTCGATGGCAACCGGTGAAGTGATTACAGTTGTATTTTTAGTGACTTTAGGCGCCACCGCATACTATAATACTGCAATAACCATTGATGGAAATCCTATAACCCCTGTTTATTTAGGGCAAACTGCTTGGACTTCTGGATATGCTAGTGCATTAAATTCATACACATATACTATTATTAAAACCGGTTCAGCTACCTTTAAAGTATTAGCTGTACAAGCAGCGTTTGCATAAAAGAATTTAAGGAGATTTAAATATGGCAATAACATTAGACGGCACCAGTGGGATAACCGCCCCAGCCATAGTAAGTTTAACTACTGCACTTAGTGTACCAAATGGGGGTACAGGCGCTACTACATTCTCCTCAGGGGCTTTATTAAAAGGCGCAGGCGCTAGTGCAGTTACAACAGGTACAGCGGGTACAGATTATGTAGCACCAGGTACAGCTACAACATTCACAGCTAAACAAACATTTAATGGGGCAACAGCAACTTTAGCTTCTGCATTTATTAATGCTACTGAAACATCAACTATATCCGCTACAGCAGCTACAGGCACAATCAACTATGATGTAACTACACAGTCAGTGCTTTATTACACAACATCAGCTTCAGCTAACTGGACACTTAATATTAGAGGTAATGGTACAACATCTTTAAATACTTTAATGTCTACTAATGATTCACTTACAGTCGTATTTTTAGTATCTCAGGGTGCTACAGCTTATTATAATAATGCATTGACTATTGACGGAAACTCTGTCACTCCAAAATATCAAGGTGGCACTGCGTGGTCAAGTGGTAATGCTTCAGGTGTAGATGCTTACTCATACACAATTGTTAAAACAGGTTCAGCCGCTTTCACAGTATTTGCAGCACAAACACAATTTAAATAGGATTTAAAATATGTCACTATTATCCCGTCTAGCCGTAACTGCAGCAAGAGCTTATGGTATTCTTTCATCCAATTCTAAAAATGTAAACGCATCTTATCTTGTTGTAGCTGGTGGGGGCGGTGCTGGTAGTAATGCAGCAACTTACAATGGCGGAACAGGTGGTGGCGGTGCTGGTGGTTTTTTAAATTCAACATTTACATTATCCATATTAAATACTTATACTATTACCGTAGGTGCAGGAGGAGCAGCAGGAGCTTCTTCTACAGTTGGAAGTAATGGAGCTAACTCAATAATTTTAGGAACAGGTCTTACTACAGTAACTTCAGTAGGTGGCGGAGGTGGTGGTAAATCAGGACCGGCACCTTCAGGCTCAGTAAGTCCTGGAAGTTCTGGTGGGTCTGGTGGCGGAGGTGGAGGAACTGGAACATTTACAAATACTGGAGGTAGTGCTACTT